TGACGCTTTTGGTAACCAATTAAGTGTTGAGCCATAGTCTGCTGAGCACTATCAAAACTATCAACTTCAGTGCTGTAGAAATCTACAAACTGTGTGGCTAAATTAGTCCAGTTAGGTATTATTTTTTGTTGTGGTTTGGTAGATAGTTTATTCCATTGTGAAGGAACAAATGTTTCTGAACCAGAAATAAATTCATTTGCGGCATAATAAAATTGTTGATAGATAACAATGTCGCCTAAATGATAATCAGTCCATGCAGACCAATTATTAATTATTGCTTCATCAAAAATAAATCCCGGAGAATCGATTGATCCGTTCCAGTCTAGTGTTGTATATCCAGAAACTTTAATTCTTTCCTGACGATATCCGCTAGTTGGATTATAAATTATATCATTAAAAATTGTAGAATTGTTTAATATTAAAACTTGTTCTTTTTGTATTAGATAAAATGTAGCACCGTAGATACCGTCATTTGTTTTAGTAGTATACGTAATTACATTATCTTTTCTGTATGAATCTACAATCTGCGGTTCTAGTGTAGTTCCGTCAACTTTAAACAGTTGATAATCATTAAATGGATTTGTAATATCGTCTACAACTGCATATTGAGAAGTAAATGTTACTCCATTAGCAGATGGACTTAGAGAAATTACACTATTACCGATAGTGCTTAGACCTGATAATTTTGTAAAATAACTATCTTGAAAAGCATTAGACGCAGGAACTGCAAGATTTGCTTGGTAGTAATCTCCGTCATACTGAACAATATTATTAACTAGGTAACTAGTTCCCGGTGTCCAATCAACCCACGTTTGTTGGCCGGCAGCCCAATTTTGAGTAGTCCAGAATAAAAATTCTTTTGCACTTGTTTCCCAGTTAGAAACTGTTTGTAAGTTTACGTTAAAGTTATCAAAGATAAAGCCTTGATCTTTTAGATACTCTCCGTAGCCAACAATAAAATCATAAGTTTCTTGAATGTTAGAAAATTTAGTTCCATAAGGAACTATAACTGGGTTAGATCTATCCCACTGTGTTCTCGTAAAAGCAGACTGTCCTCCAATGATAGGCAAGTCAGATAACGGCTGAAAATACTGAGGAGTAAACATATCTGTTGAAGTATGTGTTGTTGTAACTCTAAAATATGTATTTCCATATTTTACTATGAAGCCAGCTAGATATTGAACATTACTAGACCAAATTGAGAAAGATTCTGATATTCCGCCAATTGTAATCTTTGGACCAGATTTATTATAATTGTAATAATAAAAATAAGGTGATGTTCTACTGTATCCTTTAACTTCAAAACCATCTTGAAATCTAGTGATAATCAATGCACTATAAGTTATTTTAGAAACAGGACTTGAGCTATTTAAGAAAATACTATAGTCTTCTGTAGGAACAAATACACTACCAGTGCTTAGTGGAGACTTAGAATCTAATATTAAATTAAATTGATCCTTACTAGTAAATGCTCCAACACGATAACTTAGTTGAACAGATAAAGTTGATAAATCTGTTGCATATTGATTATAAGATTTTAAAATATCACTTGAAATATAATCAACTATATAATTTATAATACCAGCAGTTTGTATTCTAGAAGTGTTAGAATAGACACTAGGTAGTAATATAGACGGTGGTGTTACACGCAAGTTTGTTGTTGAATTAACTATTTGTCCAGCTTTATTTCTTACTATTCTCGATCTATCAAGTAGCAATCCAAACACTTTAGATGGTTGTAATAATAAAAATGTAACTAACATTCCAAAAGGATAATAACTACTTCTGCGCCATGCGGCTTCTACAGGGCTAACATCTCCGAATGAAAAATCGCCGCCATAAGTTTGAATTATTCCGCCAACCGCAGTTTCAGACTGCAACGGACTAACTAAATTGCCTGACTCATCTACTGGTAAATGATCTAATAAGAATGGTTTTGCAAATGCTGATAAAGTTTTTACTGGCATGCCTGGTTCTTTTAATAAACCGTTTGCAATGTCTGTCCACATAGGGATATTATCGCTAGTGTATGGAGCTGGTCCATAAAGACTTACCCACCAAGATGGTTGAATACTTAATCCTAACATTTCCCATGGACAAATGTTTGGTCTATCGGTGTCGTAAATCCAACGATAGATTCCTCTCCAATACCCCGGAGTTAGTCTCCCGTCAGGTGCGGCATGTCCGATATAGTTAAATGTAAATGGATTATTTCTATCATAATTTAATGGTTTAGTAAAATCACTATCAACCAGACTAGTCCATTTATAAAACTGAGGAGATAGTGCAGTATTAAATTCATCTAGACTATAATCTGTAGTTCTATTATAACTTGGAACTATGTCATAAATGTTAAAGATACTAGGATCATACTTGACCTTAATATTATTGAAAATTCTTTTTTCTAATTCTAAAATTAAATCATCTCTAAAATCACCATATGCTAATACTTGGCTACCGTCGTGCCCTTGTATCATCATTACAGGATTAATTAAACTAGTGTCAAGATACATCTGAGGAGTGTATGCAGGCCAAATTCCTAATTTAGTAGGAGTAGCAGGAACAAAACTACCGTCAGTTGAATCATATTCAACAGTGGTAATTATATCGCCGTTTGATAATGCCACACTATCGTCAATTACAATCCCAGCTGATGACGTTTCAAAAGTGTAATCTCTGCCGTAAACTAGTTGAATACCATTTTGATATACTATAACAGCTTTGTTAGATAACACATCTAATGTAAAAACAGCTGAGAGAGGATATGTTTTAATTCTATAATCAACAACGGTTAGATTGCGTTTTACTGAACCGCCGTATGGCACCATATCTGTAAAGTAGTAAGGACCATTTTTAGATTTATTCTGATTAAGTAATTGTAAAATTGCATCAACAGATCCCGGAATATCAGTAATGTCTGTGTTTAATTTTTTTACAGCTGATATAAAATTTCTTTTAAACTTACCGTATTCATCCTTAGAAGCTTCTATTGAACGTATAATATTGCTTGATTGATTTGTAATGTGATATACACTTAGACTTGCTGGTCCGCTATGTTGAACAAATTTTGTTCCGTATGAAGATACATTACCTAAGTCTCTTAAGTTGCCATCTCCTGGAAATGATCCAGCAAATGTAATTCCTAAACTACCATCTAAGTTATCAACTATTGAATTAGTATGATCAATTACTTCACCTAATGTAAAATCTCCCATGCTGTCGTTTAATGAGTTATTTTGTAAATTTATAGGTATTTCATAATATCCGTTACTATTAATAGCCTGTGCTGAAAATGCACGAATAGATAATACATCAGTTGAATTTAAATCATTATTTAAAACTAAGTTCTTATATACTGCTCCTGAAACTAAAGTCCATTGAGATTTATCTAAACGTATACCATTAACGTATACTCTGACTATTAGATCATCTAACTGTGTAATGTCGTCGAATATGTCAATATCAAAATTGTTAACTAAATTAGAATTTTTGTAAACCTTAATAGCTGCCTGAGTATACACAGCATTAGATGTTTGCCACCCATTAACATATGAAGTTTCTTTAGTCAAGGGTGAATAATTAATTAGATAGCCAGAATTTATTTTAATATTATAAATTGTTGATTCTATTTTATATTGGAATGTATCTATTACTATATTAGAATTAAAGACAATATCTCCAATATTACTAATATTCATATAAGAAAGAGCAAATCCTAAATAAGGATCAACTGTTCCGGTTCCTTGTTTATAAGAAAATATTTTTGTTCCTATAAAAGTAGAACCTGGATATGTTTCTTTGTTTCCAAAACTTATTCCATTATTATCTACAATATCAAATAAAGGTGGTTGATTAGTTGTAAGTTTTTGTTGGGTAACATTCCACGATGTTCCATCAAACCAATAAGATTGACCTTGATTTATATTTCCGTTTTTAACTAAAACAACATTGTCAACTGCCGGAGTTGAGTCAAGAACAAGATGGAATTGATAAGATTCTATCCCGTTAATTGAAATATGTTTTACATCTAATAACTCTACACGATAGATATTATTCTTTACTAAAGGATCTGAATCTGCTGTAAACAATATGCGCTGTCCAGCGGTTACTGCTACTCCATCAATATTATATCCAACTGAACCTTCGATAGTTGAAAACACATCTGTAGTAAAATTGTCAATTAAATCAACATCAGGAATTGCCTGTGTTCCAAAATTGTAAAGACGTAATCCTGCTTCAAACTCAATAATAGGGCGTTTAGCTCTTGTCGATTGATCAAGAGATGCAACATTACCGTTTAGTGTTGCACTGGTGTTGATTACATCTTTGTGGAACCATCTATTGTATCGTGTCCACGGATTTAAATCAGCGCTAGCACGATTAATAACGTGATAGTCAGTTAGTGTTGCAAGTGCGGACGCATCGCTAAATGGTAATGAATCAAATTTATCACTGTCAAACAAAACAGATTCAGAGATAGTATACTTGCTGATTAAATCAAGGTCTGATACTTTAATAAGCTGAATAGAAGACCCAACACCTTCAACAAAATATTGTCCAGAAGCATAATTAGACGGTGTTACATTTCCAGTGAACTGAACTTTCATTCCGTTACTTAATTGATATCCGTTGGACATTTGATAAGTTTTTTTACCTATAATGTCTGCGCCTACATCAAGAAATGTGTTGTCTGTTATTGAAAATATTTGAAACACTCCACCAAAATCTATGTTAGTTTCACTAACATAATACAATATATCAGGAGAATTATATGGAATCGTAATTGTTACAGTGCCATTTTCAACTGCATATTGATCAAATTCAGGAGTAGAATATCTATTAGAGCCGCCCGGTGTTCTTAGAGTTTTAATACTAAAAGGATTGCCCGGGCTATTAATTACAAACTTATATGTTTGTCCTCTGTAAAGTTTTAATGTAGGGTTAGGAGTTAATCCGTCTGGGGTAAAAACAAAATCATATCCAGAAGCATTAGGATCTAAGTTAACTTGATATGTGCTAACTATAGCTTCTTGTTGTCCGGAAATAGTGATAACATCTGGACCGTTTGGTAGCCAATAATAATTTTGAAAGTTAACAAACTTGTCCCAATCAATATGAGGATCCCAAGAATAAAATTCTTGCTTGTTAACTCTTGAATGGTTTGATACATTACCACCAAATGTATTAATCTGATTTATATAATCAATATAATCTTTAAAGAAAGTAACATTGCCTAAAGAATCTTTTACTGTGATAGAAGGTTCTAGCTGATAGTTTTCTCTTTGATTTGTAACAGATGAAATATAAACATCATTCTTTGATGTTGATTTAGCAGTCTGTCTGCCAATGTAACCACTAACTTTTTGAACTGCACCTGGCTGAACTAATTGGTCAATAGTTGCTTGAGTAAATTTTTTATTAGCAGGGGTTTGATAAAAATTTGGTAAAAAATTATAACTGCTTGATTGGTCTGGAGTTGTGCTATCAGCCATTAGTTGCTCCGTATGATGAACTTGTTACGTTTTGAGAGTTTGTTGTTGTTTTCAATATATTACCTGGAACAGAATTAATAATATTAGATGTTAACCCAGCGACTACTGATATATTATCAACAGTTGCACCGCTGATAACTATTTCGTTATCTGCTGATGGGATTTCGTATAGACTACCAAAGTATGAATTTTCTAATACTGGCACTATAACAAAACTAACAATATATGGAGACAACTGTGTCACTACATACGTTGCTAATTCTGTAAAATAAAAAGTATCACCAAAATCCCAATTTTGTAATGCAAAGAAACGATTTATTGCGGCTAACACGCCAGCTTGAATTTCGTTATCACTAATAACTTGTGACGGATTCTTAACTACTACAAAATTAGCTTGCAATTCAGGTGCCGCACTTGCTCCGAATAAAATTTTATAAACTACAGGATGATAAATTATTTCATCGCTAATAGACTTAATTAAATTTAATGTAGGAGCTATTGAATTATATAATTCATCGGAACTAGGTGGAAGAGGTTCAGATCCATCTAACGGTGCTCCATTACTAATCCATTGTCTAAATAGTGTGTCATATCCAATTGTTAATACGTAGATATCAATAATATTACTAGCACCTGGATCAATTCTCGAATCATAATCGGCACTATGCGTATATTGGAATTTTAACTTGTCTCTACCAACATACACTTTATAATCTAAACTTACATTTAAAGTTGAAGAAGATAAACTTAGTTGCTTAACAACACCTGTGTCTACAAAATAAAAATACTGCCCATCAGCATACTGAGTCAATGCACCGACCGCATTTTCTGAAGATAAAATAATTACTGTTTGGCTGCTATTATCAAAATAAGCATAATCTTCTTGTCCAGCATTAATTAAATATTTTTGCTCGACGATATATTTCGTTTGCAATATTGATTGAGTAGTAACACCTGACGCAGGTGGATTAACAATATTAATAAACAATTCTGGATTATCAACTATGCCGCTATTTGTAGTGTCAGCAAATGTTATAACTAATTTTTTAGGATCAATATACCCGTCTTCGCCTGTAAATTCGCTGACAACATCCCACAATAAATTTGTAGTAAACGGTAAAGTAGAATCAGGAACTGTGTTAATATTTAAAATATTAATGTTATCAGTGACTATATTATCTGTAGTGCTGTCATAAATCTTATTGCTAGAATCGTAATAGAAACTAATTTGTTGATCGCTTTCAAAAATATATCGTTGTTGTCTGCTAGTAATTGTATAGTATTCGTTATTAGTTGTAAACAATAGCATCCAACTTGAATCTTGTTGCTGATTAGTTGTATCTCCTTGTTTGCCTAAGCTAAAAGAAGATGCTACATTTAGATTAGATTCAAATATAATTTGCCAAGATTGTAAAATGGCATCATATCGAAGTCCGAACGGTTTATTTGAAAAAATTAAATCTATCATTGTAGTGACCACGTCACTATCAATAACTGTTCTCCATTTTGGAATTATCTCGGAAAAGACTGCTCCTGTAGGTATTTCTTGATTAAAAGACACTGGTCCTAGTCCAGTTGATAACACGCCTGTATTAGATGCTGTGCCGTCAGTAGTAACACCTACTACTTGTGACCATATTGATAAAACACCATTTTCTGGAATTCCAGATGAGTAAGATGTTAGTGTATTCGAATTTGTTGTGTCAAAATAGTATCCAGATGGAGCTGTAAATTTTATTAATGCGCCAACTGTTACATATTGTAAATCAGTAGAAGTATATGTTCCTACTTTATAGATAATATTAGTTGTATCAGTAATGTAACCAGTAGACAGACCAGTTTCGTTTGTCACTGCTTTCCATGTCACTGACAAACTATTATAAATTTGATTTAGATAATTTGAATAATAAAAATTTCTTAAATTATATAATTTTAAAATTGGAAATACAGTATTATAAATTATACCTTCAACATCAGTTTGAGTAACATAGGAAAATGTTGTTGCATTTGTAAAATTTTCTTGATATATTACACCGTCGGTAGCAAACAAATTTGTTTGACTATATTTGCCAGTCGGATCTGTTAGATCAAAATATCGGCTAATGCCACTACTAGTTCTATTAATTGCTTTTACTTTTGCTACTTCATTTGATACTGAAAGAGGACTAATATTATAGTCTTCTCCAGTAATCATACGATTTTGTGTGTAATATGTCTGAGGAGCAATTGCTTTAATACTAGCATTAGTTTCGCTAGGATTTGAGTTTGATATTGAAGTTTGAAGAGACAACGTTACTGTTAAAGTTTCAACATTGCCTGAAGATGATACATACGGTATATCAATTGTTATACTTCTAAAATCTGCAGGATTAATTGTATAACTCATTGCGTTGCTAGTTCTGTAGTATACTCTAAAATCCCCTAATGGTAAATTTCCAAAAGTGCCGTCACTAAAATTAAGACTAATACGGTCTCCGGCTTTTGTAATTACTTGATAGATATTACGAATGCTTTTATTAAGACTGTTATAGATAATATTATTACCAGCAAGCTCTGGAACTTGAGTCCATAAGTTAGTTTCTAATCCTGTAGAACCTACACTGTATAACCAAACATCTGTATTATTAATAAGAGGAACATCAATATTAACAGATTCACTAGTGCTAGGTTGGCTGATTGTAAAAACACCTTGATTTAATCTACCTTCAGTAAAATTTAAAAAGAATCCAGTGTTTACTGATCCAGAACCTTTGCCGTCGTCTCTGTAGACAAATGCCATATGATTACCAACAAACGGAGCTTCTTCATAAATGTAAGACTGACCTTTAAACGTAGTGCTAGTAATTTCAAAATCCATAGATGTTCCAGCAACTGTTTTATTAAAACTGTAAACTGGAACGTCTGTATTAGCGGCTTGAAATCTATATTGTTGTGTAGCAATACCGTAAATTGTATTTGAATCTGTTGGATTTCCAAATTGTTGTGTAGAAGGAATAGCCGCATTAATAATTCTAATAAATTGATCATTCCAACTTGAATTTGCACTATCGTTCCATTGGATAGTTTGTCCTGTTAAATCTCGACCGTTACTATCAATAACACTTTCTGTGGTAGAAACTGATGTAAATTTTAGCAATCCAGAAGCGGCCGTATTTCGACTAGCGTTATAACTAATCATACGTGCTAGACGTAACACACTATCTCTACGCTCTGCTAACTCTAAGAAGTTTTCACGAGCATTTAAATCAACACGATAAGCAATGCTTTGTCCTACAAAGGCAATAACATCTATTAGAGCAAGATATTCACTGGACTCAATGTAATCATTAAAATCTTCTGGGTAGTTTTGACGAATATATTCAATCATAGTTCTACGAAGATTGTTAAAATCGTAGCTAGTAAAGTCAGCATTTTTAAAAGATTGATAGATTTTCTGCCAATCTTGGGCAACTAATAAGTTGTTTTGTCTATCTGTTGAACTCATGAATATATCCTAGTATCAGTATTTATTGATTATTAATATGTGGGTATTTTATCAAGCTATCAATAAACCATTAGCTTGATCAAATCTTAATTGTAACGCTTGTTGTATGTTGTATGGTAGATAAGTCAAATTACATTGTATTTGTATACCTGTTTCGTATGCTGTAACAATCACTTCACTAGCCCGAACTCTAGGATCGTAATTGATAATAGCATTGACATTTTCTGTAATTGTATATTTTACTTCATCAGTTAAGGGTTCAAATAAAATATCCCAAATAACTGTTCCAAATTCAGGATTCATTAATCTTTCACCGCGTCTAGTATTAAAAAGATTAATTAGATCTTGTTTTATTAATTCAAAATCAAACAATTTAAAATTTTCAGTATTAGGATTAACCGTGCTAAATCCTACATAAGTTTGAGCAGGAACTGGTGATTTACGGCTAGCTGCCGTAAGTGTAATGTTATTATATAGTTTAGTAGATGCCATGATTATGGTCCTTGTGTAGTATCAGCAGACGGTGGTTGCAAATTAAAAGTATCATCTGGTGCTGTATAACTGTTAAATGCATCCGGAACACCTATGTCATCCTGAGAATTAATATCTGTTTTATCAGATGTAAAGAAAGTAGGATCTAAATTTTCGTGTCCTGGCCATGGCTCTGTTCCCGGAACACGCTGAAGAATACTATCTAATGTATTAGATTCATCTGTTGGATTCTTATGTGTAGGTATAGCATCAGGTTTAGTTGCTTTGCTTGCTTTATCGGCTGCAGGACCATTCATGTGTATTTTATCAGCGGTTTCAATGTGATTGCCACCACTATTAATATTTGTATTTCCGCCAGCAGTAAAGTTATTGTCAGTGCTGGTGTTTAAATTATAAGATCCGCCTACAGTCATTGCAGTATCATCACCGTAAGTCATATCCATAGTTCCATCTACTTCAATTTGCCCAAGTCCGCCTACTTTTAAATGATAGTCTCCGCCAATTTGAGTTGTGCTATACCCGCCAGTTTTTAAATTAAAATTTCGTCCTGCTTCTAAATTAATGTCTCGATCAGCTCTAATGTTTAAATCATTTTCTGTATGTATACTAACACTATCTTGACTATAGATATCTATTTTGCCGTTACTTGTTAATTCTACCCAAGCAGTTCCGCGACTATTGGTAATATAAATTAAATCTTCACTGTTGTGTAATAAAATTTGATGACCTGTTCTAGTTCTAATTCTTACAAGTTCATTATGCGGAATAGTTACATTACCATTCTCATCATCTGAAGTTACATAAGTAGGTCCAGATTTACCAGCTTTGTCTGTTCTTAAAAACTTATCGTCACCGTCGTCCATTACAAATGTTGAACCGCCGAGACGACTTACCCAAGTTTCTTGCTTATTTGGGGCTTCGCCAACTTTTCCTCTTAAGGCTTTAGGATTGGTTCCATCATTGTAATTTTCTGGGCGTTTATCTAAAGGACCGGGTGTGCTAATTCCAAACACACTACTTGGAATTTCTCGACGGGCACTGCTAGATGTGATACCTCTAATATCGTCATTTAACAAACCTTGAGCTTCTAATGCATCAGCTAAAAGATGGCGAGGTTTAGGTATAGTAGTAGCATCTTTTACACTACGACCGCTAATTTTTTTATTGTATTCTGCTACGGGAATTCTTGAAGTGTTATCTCCATCAACTACTGATTGCGATGCGGCAATTCCCGGAACCATAAAGTTACGACCTTTGTCATACGGAACTCCGCCTATCCAATATGGTTGTGCAGGATCACCGTTGAGGAAAATTACAAGAACAATTGATCCTGGGTCCGGAGGAACCATCCACATACCATATGATTTAACTGTGTTATTATAATCGTCTGGATCTGCTACAGTAGCATCATCATTTGTATTACCCCAGAAAGGAGAAATCATTTCTGCGGTTATAGTTTGACCTGGAGATTTTTCATTATTATCACCGGCGTCCATAGACAGTAATTCAATACGTAATCGTCCCATATTGCCAGAGTCGCCATAACCAACTACTCTGCCTAACTTGGGCATCTGAGGCGTAAATTCACCGTCTGCACCTCTGTTTATATTTTGTCCCATATATTAACCTTCACCCCATCCGTTATTACCAACTGGTGCACCTGTAGCATCTACCGGTCCTGTATTTGTATTAGAGTTCGATGTTGTATCACTTCCAGTTCCTGCACTAGTATCAGTTGACCCAGCTGGCGTAGAAGAACTTTTTGTAGAAGCTGTCGTTGTCTTATCAGTTAATGTTGCACTAGCTGGTGAAGCGGTGTTTTCTTGACCTTTTCTTCGATTTAACCCTAATGTCTGTGTAAACTGCCCGTTTCTAAAAACGCTTTGTATTTTTTGTATTTTAAATAAACCGCTAAATTGAGTCATTACTTTTGTATTTCCAAAATTGTATAACCCTGTAGCCTGATTAATATCTAAAGGAGATCTAAAATTAATTAAAATATCAACTTCACTAGTTTGCCAATTTATATCTCCGCCTTTAGTTAGATTAACGGTCGCAACGTCATCTGTAAAATTTCCCATTCCGCTATTAGCAATATAATACGGATCGCCGACAATCTGAACATCAGAATTTAACATGTCATATCCTTCTGTTAATGCGTTATGCCATTGTTTAATAATACGAGTTTTTGTCTGCTCTCCAGAGTCGCCGCCTTTACCGTCAAATGGCGTTTTGTTTAGTGTCGGCGCAACTATTGCAGTTTGAGAATTAACACTAGGCGTAGCACCCGAAGGGGTTACTGGAGTATTTGATGACTTATTTTGAGAAGATTGACTCTCAGCGGACTGCGCTTCTTTTGTTTTATTAGATTGTGTTAACGTTCCAGCGTCTGCAACAGATTCCTGAATAAATGTTTGATTGATTTCAAGATCAAACTTTAAAATATCAATATTTTTTCCAGAATAAACAAAATCATAAACTTTAACACATTCTTTTTTTAGTGCATCTATACCTGGTGGTTGAGAGCCTGGGGCAATAAAATGACTAGCGTGAACTTTATAAGGTATAATTCTATATACCATTACTCGAGGTGCTTGTCCGGTAATTGCATCATTTGATTTGTCTGTAATATGGTATGTTTGAACATCAATCCGCCACCAAGGTTTAAATCCTTGAGAATCAGGTTTTGAATTTAATGAATCAACCGCATACTTACTTCTCATTATAACTTGATTTATTACACTAACTAAATCAATACCTTTAGTAAATTTCATGTCAACGTAACCCGACTTTGAAACTACTTTACTTTGAATGTAGTTTCCATTTTTGTCCATTACATCAGCAGTTGAACGCATAGCAGGATTTCTTGGATCTAGATCATCGCTAAAATCCATAGATGACTTGCCAATAATATTAGTTGCACCGTCACCTTGCACTAGAGTTTTATTAACAGAAGATCTTGCAACTCCTAGTTGTTGAAATAGTTGAGGATTGTTAATTGATTTACTAGTGTCAGTTGTAGCAGTTCCGCTACTTTCAGAAGCTGTAGCACTAGAAGTTCCGCCTACTATGCTTTGTCCAGAAACGCTAGTGGCTGGAGATACTGGAAATAAAATTAAAATTTCATCAGGTGTTTTTACTGTGCCAACTTCTGCTTGTTGTTTAAGTCTAAAATTTACAATAGATTGAAGACTAGTAGCACCAGTTTGTAAGATTTCTTGAACATTTTTACCAGTTAGTGTAGCAGTAGAATATAAGGTGTTGTGCGTAACATTAAGTGCATCATTATTTGAAATATAACCCACACACGAATATTTTGATCCGGCAGCAGATACCTTCATATTCATTGTATTAAATTTAAATGGTATGAATTTTTTTGTATTAGGAACTGAAGACATAGCTCCTGATTGGTTTGCTCCGTAAAATTCTATCATCATTAAAAATGAACAATTAGCATAGTTACTATAACCAGCATCATATGCAGCCTGCTGACAAGCTAGCATAAATTCTCCCATACTATAAGGTTCAATAATAGTAAACTCTATTTTTGTTATATTAGTATTAGATGTTGCTTTTTCAAACCCCATTGCACCATCGATAGTTAATGTATCTATATAAAATTCATTTTTCCCCATTGGAGAATTAATACGATTGTTAGGATCTATGCCAGCACTTTTGAAAATAAACTTAGGTAACTTACCTCTAAGATAAGAATTTAAAGGGAAATTAAATTGGTCAGCAGTTAGCGCCCCCATACTTATAATGTAATTGTAGGAAGCATAATTGTGCAATGGATTAGGAATTGGCAGATTTGCTTGACCAATTCCTCCGCTTCCTAATAGTCCGCTTAATGCGCCAGTTATAGAACCAATAGCACCTGTAACACTACTAACTACTCCGCTAACTGCGCCACTTACGCTATCTGCTATACCAGATAACGTTGAAGCTGGAGAAGAATCTACAAATACTGTATCAGTTGCATTAGATGCAGTTGTTGCTCCGTCAGTGCCTGTTGCTAAAGTTGACCCATCATCAAATGTAGTAACACTAGAACCATCATCAAATATTTGGGTCGGCATATTAAAGTCCTAATACTTTTGTTAGGCTACTTTTTTTACAAAGATAAATTTGCGTGCCAGCAGTAAAATCAAAAATAGGATCTTGAATAACGTCAAGATTTCGTTGCATAAAGACCCACCATAGTTGTGGAGTGCCATATAATGCATACGCTAATAAATCGGGTCTATAAGCAAATTTTGCTTCTATAGTATATAAAAAATCATCCGGTTCGGCACTAACCGA